ATGGAGAAGATTAATTTTATCAAGACCTTTATTTCTGAAAGTCAGTACAGACAAAAGTATGAGTATGGAGGTATGATTGTATATCACATCAATGCCGAGTTTAATAAAGAGATGAACGCTTATGAGTGCTACGAATGTACTCTGCCGAAAGCTACTTTCGATGAAACCAAAGTAAGGGCTGCGTTTGCGCAATTCTCTGCAAAGCTGGATGCCCTGAAACTCGAAGAAGCCAAGTCTGAAAAGATAGCAGAGATTACAGCCTACGATACCTCAGATAAGGTTAACGGATTTGTGTTGAATGGACTGCTGGTGTGGCTCGACAAGGCAACACGTGTAGGACTAATGAACTCTACTACTATCGCCAAGGCGGCAGGGCAGCAAACGACAACTCTGTGGCTTAAAGGCATCAAACTGGTTGTGGATTGTGATAAGGCCATCCAGTTGCTCTCTGCGCTTGAGATGTACGCCCTGGAATGCTTTAATGTGACAGCAAGCCACAAGGCGGCAGTAGGAGAGCTGAGGACCATCGGGGAGGTGGAAGATTATGACTACAAGACAGGCTACCCAAAGATGCTTGAAATGAATGTGTAACTAATTAAAATGAAAAGATTATGTATATACTAAGTGTTATTTCTTTCCTCTTACTTGGAGGATTTCTGCTTCTCGCAGCCATGCGCTTTGGCGTTCCTGCGATGGTAAGCGATGTGTATTATCAGCTACAGGAATGTACTGGTAGCGAGGTGATTGGCGATAAGCGCAAGCGAAACTATGGATGGGTATTCACGGCCGTTATGGTTACGTGTGCGGTACTGATGATGGTATGTATGCTCGACACAGGTAAGGGTGTTCAGTTCCTTGCCTTCTTGGGCTGTGGAGGACTGATGTTTGTAGGTGCTGTACCAAATTATCTTGATGCCGATGCCTACCCTATTCATAAAGGAGGGGCTATTGTAGCTGCGGCAGGGTGCGTTGGCTGGTGTCTGTCTGTGTGCTGGGTTCCGACGGCTGTAATAGCTCTTATCTATCTGTTGCTCGTAAGCTGTTCGGACGATGAAGAAAGATATAAGCCTGTGTGGTATATAACAGAGGTGGCAGGGTTCTTGGACGTGTTTTTGACCTACTGGGTAACAGATTGGTAGTAAAATACCGTTATTGGTAACAATATGATGGTTTAGCAAAGTTTAACGCTAATAATATTGCATTTTTCTTGCGTTATTACAACAGAAGTGTAACTTTGCAACCATCTTATTTTGAATCTTAAAACCGAAAATTATGAATAAAGAAGACGAAGGCGACCTATTAAGGTGGTTGCAAGGTAAAGATGTCAGCGAGGTGATGAACTTGCTGATGAAACATGGTAACAGATATTCACGGAGAATTTTGAAGTTCTTTTGCTGGTTCTGCAAATATTTTCCGATAATCATTATGTGCTTTCACGCATACGGAATGTGGGATTTTAGTCAGCATCCAAGGGAAATGTTCATAACAAACAATGAGAATTTTCCATGCTATCTCTTCATTTACTTTATGGTGTACATCTTGCCGATGGTTTTGATATTAGCAAGCAGATTCTTCTTTTTGTGTTGGAGATACCGCATTCCGTTTTTCTACTTTTTCGGCATAAACGCCGCTCACATCGTGGAATGGAGTTGGTATACTACTAAGGATATGGTAGATTCCTGCTTTACCGTAATGATAGTAACGGCAATGTTTTATATATACGGATTCTGTGATATGTTTATCAGTCGAACCAAGTTAGGACGAAAAATCTGTGCGTAAAGATATGGGAAAGATACTAAATTATAAGTTGCTCGGCACGGCTTTGAAGTCGCTGAGCAATGCTTGCTTCAAGGCAGACGAGCAGCAGCGAAATGGTGAGAAGGTTACCGCTTGCGGAATGAGCGATGAGGACTTGGATAGACTGTGTGATATCATTCCAGATATGCTCAACCCGATGATGAGCACAGAGGAAGTTAAGGAAAAGCTTCACGTTTCCGATGCTACACTCAATCGTATGGTTGCGAGAGGCGACATACCTAACGGAGAATGCAAGAAGCGAGGACATACGAGATATTTTAAGAAGTGGGATATACTACACTACATAAAAAGCAAGAGAAAATCATAACGTATTAAGCCCTACGCAGCACGGATAAGCGAGTATGTATGAGTATTATGGACTTTGTGTTTCAGACTTTGATTATAGTAGCAATGATAGTCGTCATTAATTGCACGTTCATTGCATACCTATACATTACGCATGAGTACGAGAAGGTCGATAAGTTCTTCCTGGCTTGGGTAACGATGTCAACTATGGTATTGACAATGTGGTTCGGATTTGGACTGTATTTGTATTTTAATTATTTCTTATAAGCTAAAGAGAGGTAAGTGATTGCCTCTCTTTTTGTTTTCAATCATTTCCAATATTGCAAACATTGGAAAGGATTTTAATTCCACCGATTTCGTGGGTTTTAAAAATACAATATTTCGATAAAATTATATACAATTATATACAATATTTCGAGGAAATTATATATATGCGTTTATATGAGTGCATAAAGTTTTGCACTTTTTTGCAATAGCTATTTGATGATTAAATATTTTATTGTATATTTGCAGCATTATTGTTTAATCATCAAATAGTTATAGTATGGCAGATAGAATTAAAGATATTGTTGTAGGCGTATTTCTTGCACTCCTCGCCTATCTTAAACCGATTGAAGGCGAGTTGTCTTCGCTTATGATCGTCTTCACCCTCAACTTTATTTTCGGTTATCTTAGTGGCATGATTGCAAAAGGAGAGAACTTCGAGTTGAAGAAAGCAGTTGTGTGCATCGGTCACGCTACCGTGTTTTTCGTCCTTTGCGCAGCCGTGTATGCTATTGGGAGGTTTAAAGGACAGATGGAAGGCTCTGTTCAATGTGTTTCCTTTATCTCGTATTTAGTTCTGTGGTTCTATGGATGCAATATTCTTAAGAACTTGAAGCTGATATTCAAAAAAGGAACTCCACCCTGGTACGTAGTCAGCTTTCTGTATTATCTTATGCGATTTAGGTTTATTGATAAGATTCCCTATCTATCAGAATATCTTAATTACGCAGAAAAGGAGGAATGATTATGGCAGATTCAGCTAAACTTGTTCCGTTTATTCTTAGTTGGGAAACGGATAAATACACGAACAGAAAAAACGATAATGGGGGACCGACAAAGTACGGAATTACCCTTGCTACCTGGAGAAAAGTCGGGTACGACAAGAATGGCGATGGTGTTCTCAACGAAGAAGACGTGAAACTCCTTACTGAGGAAGACTTCCATCGTGTCTTTAAGGAGAACTATTGGAATGCCTGCAAAGCAGACAAAATTCAAGATCAGAGTGTAGCCAACATGCTGGTAGACTTTGCTTATAATAGCGGAGTTAATAAAGCTGTAAAACATCTACAACTTGTATTAGGTATCACAGCAGATGGTATTATCGGTAATAAGACGCTGTATGCCATTAATAAATCCAATGGAGAAAGACTATTCGAAGCCTTCAAGAAAGATAGAAAAGCTTATCTAAAGAGAAATGCAGTCGGTAACCAGAGATGTTTTCTTAAAGGATGGCTTCGCAGACTTAGCTACATTACGTATGGTAATCTAAAATTGAATAAATGATGAAATGGTATGATATAAGATTTTGGAAATGGGCAACCACTACCTTAGTGGTAGGTCTTGCGCTTGTTTCTGTCTTAGGGTGCAGCACTCCTAGAGCAGTAACTACACAAACCTTCATCACAGACAAGCAGAGTGAAAAGAAATTCGATTCTCTCTTCACTACCCGATTGTCTTATGCCTTCGAGCAATGGCAACATATCCAAAAGCGAGAAACAGAAAAAGCTACCAAAGATAGCAGCTATGTAAAAGATAGCACAGCAACCCGATATGATGCCCAAGGGAATAAGATTGGTGAAGATCGTTTTCATTACGAGAGTCACTATTTATTTGAAAAGGAACGAAGAATGCTACTTGATTCCATCAGTATATATAAAGCATACAAAGATAGCTTTATATATTACAGAGGAAGATGTGACTCTTTATCAAAGATTGGTACCTCTCAGTTCTATAAGATTGGCGCTCCTTCTATAAAAGAGAAATCTCTGTCAAGTATGCAGAAGATATTCTTAAAAACGGGGCAGATGTTTTGGTTCTGCTTTATACTCATAGTTATGTACTTATTATATATATCAAGGAAGAAAAATAAAGAATCTTAGAAAAGTTGTTTAATTAAGGTTTTGAGATTTATTTAGGATAACTAGGGCGACTACTCGTGATGAGCGGTCGCCCTTTTTGTTTGCAAAGTAAATTCTTTCGTTCTAAGAGATTCAAAAATGACGCTACCTACTATCACACCAAACTGCTGATTTAGAGCCACTAACAGAAACTATGATAGAGTTATAGCCTATATGCATACTATTTTCTAACTTTGCATTTGTAACGTTACAAATAGTGTTAGTAAATATTAAGGTTAAATTAAAAATTCGGGATATGGAAAGTAAAACTTACGTGTTCAATCCAGAGAGCGGCACAAGCGGCACAGGCTCTAATGGAATCTTGGCTATGCTTCCTGCACTCATGCAGAGACAGGGTGTTGACCCAGGTCTTATTGCACTCTTGAACAACCGTGGAAACGGAAATGGTTGGGGTGAAGACATCTTTGCTATCCTTTTGTTGTTCATACTTATGGGCAATAATGGTATGGGACTCTTCGGAGGTAATCGCTGCATGGGCTCTAACGGACAGGGCGGTGTTATGCCAATGCTTAACAATGATGCCAATACTGCCGTTATCATGCAGGCAGTTCAGCGCAATGGCTTTGATGTTCAGAGCTTGGCTACAGCCCTCAATACATCAAGTGACGCAGTTATGGCTGCAATCAATGGCTTAGGTCAGCAGATTTGCAACCTCGGCAATCAGATGGGCATGAATGCTAATCAGATTTTGACAGCTATCATGCAGGGCAACAACGCTATCGCTACCCAGTTGGCAGAATGCTGCTGCAAGACCAATAACGCCATCACAGCAATGGACGGCAACCTCAAGTTGTCTATCTGTCAGCAGACTCACGCCATCAATGATACGGCAAATGCCAATGCTTTGATGCTCCGTGACAAGGCAGATGCTAACAATCAGTCTGTCTTGGCTAAGTTGGATCAGATGCAGACACAGGCTATGCAGGATAAGCTCGATGCTTTGAGAGAGAAGAACAGTGCCCTGCTTGCTCAGATTTCAAATGAGCATCAGACACAGGCTTTGCAAGCTTATCAGGCGCAGGTCATCACACCAGTAAATGCAGCTTTGGCTGCACTGCAGGCGGAGGTGGCTGGCATCAAGTGCAAGTTGCCTAACACCATCAGTGTTCAGTACCCTCAGTACGGAGTATTCAACAAGGACGTTTATACTGCTGCCGCCATGGGAGCTTATGCAGGTGATGTAGCGGCTTCTCGTTCAACTGTAGGATGCGGTTGTTAGGAAAGGAGGTAACTATGTTTCCTTTATATCCATTCAATCCATTTATTCCAATCGGTCAGAGAAACCAAATCAGACGTATTGATGTAGGAGGTATCTATGAGTTGAAGACGAATGCCCAGCAGGTCACAGATGCTAGTGTAGATTATGGTATCAATCCTTGCTACTACAATGCTTTGCCTTGCGAGTGCATTGTACTCTTGAAGATACATCAAGGAGTTGCCGCTGCAAGTGCGACACTTCCTGTCACAATCGTAACTCCAAATAGTGGTTCGACCACTATTAACGGAACCGCCAACACTAGCGGAACTACTTCCGGCACAACAAAGGTGCCAGTTGTTGATCATGCAGGAAATGCAGTGACGGGAGCTAGCGTTTCGGGAACTACGGAGGCTTTGGCATACATCAATAAGAAGAGCGGTATTATCCGACTGCTTGGGTTTCAGCAGCCTACAGGCGGCTAACAGAGTATTAACTATGGGACAGATTGAAAAGTCTGTCCCACTAAAAGAGAAAGAAAATGTTTCAAGGACTAAGACAGTCTTCTCTCTTCTACATCTTAGACAAGGGAGGAGAAAAGCCGACTCTAAAAATCGGTCAAGTAATATCGGTCAGCAATCCTCAACAGAAATATCCTAGCTATATGCCAGGACAGACTCCGACATTGGAGACGACCGTTGATGTTAAGGTACAAGTAGAAGACCAGCAGGTCAATTTCGAAAAGCTGCCATCTACGGCACAGATAGTGAACTTCGGCAATGAAGGTGTTGTTGTCAGTGACAGCAGAGAAGCTATGTGCGCCGAGATTGATGCTATGTTGCGACATTCCAAGGGAGTCGTGGAAAGTGTGGATTACCACAATGGAGTCATAAGCTCCTGCGAGGAAATGCTTACTAGAATCAACCCGCAGATTGCCAAGGAGAAGCAGCAGGAAAAAGACATCAATAACCTCAAATCAGAGGTCAGCGGCATGAAGGGAACGCTATCCAATATTGAATCCATGCTGTCTAAGGCTTTGAGCGGTAACAATTTAAAAAAGTAATTGCTATGGGATATATGGTAGAAATTACGGAAAACAAGTTCGATGAGCTTGTTGACAACTGCGAGGATATGATTCGTGCAGGTGGCAAGGTTATGAAGTGCTTGGATAGTTTGAAGCGTGAGCGTATGGGAAACCGTATGCCGATGCCAGACTATCGTGACAAGTGGGACGATGATGATTGGCGCGACGAAGACCGCTATGGAGAGCGACGCTACTATGGTCGCCGTGGCGGCGGACGTTACTAATGTTTAATTCGGTGGTGGGGATTTCTCCCTGCCACCCTTAAAAGAAAAGCTATGGGAAAATGTAGAATGCCTTTGGATGCTTACGATATGAAGCCAGAAGGAATGATAGCATATCTGAGATATAACGGCTGGCACTTCAACAAGAAAGCTTGTGAGTGGGCAGTCAGTCAGATGAGAAAATACAACTCAGTCACCAAAAAGGATGAGGAGGTTGAATACATGGATAAGGATAAGGTTGAATCCATCCTTACAAAGCAGGGAGTTACGCTTGAAAATAATGTAGGCTATGATCATGTCTATGTGGCAAACATGGTTAAGGCTGATTTCTATAAGTCTTCCATCGAGGACGAAGCTCACATGGCTTTGTTCGTGAAAGATATGGTTGATGATACCGACCAGAAGGATGGCTTTATCTTTAACAGATTCTATGCTGATTGCAACCATAATGGTATCGGCATTCCATGGGATGATATTTTATGATAAGTCAAGAGATATATCTAGAGAAGTATGATTGGAGGATTCTTGTGTTCTACGGTTTGAAAGAAGAAGATACCGATGAGGTATGCAACTCCCTTGTGCAGATAGGCTGCACAGAAAAGGCGGTCGAAAGCGCAAGGGAGCATTGCTTGCGTGGAATGCCAAATACAGGTCTAACCTACTCCAACCTTGCCGGAAGAAAGAGCGTGGTTGCTGTCAGTAGGACCACGTCGGAATATGAGTTTGTGAATACTGTCACACACGAAATATTCCACGTTGTCACTCACATCTGCGAATCACTAGATATTGACTTGAAAGACGAAGAGCCTTGCTATATGATGGGATGGCTCTGCCAGGCAGTTAGTAGAATATTCATTTAAAACTTAAAATATGACGGACATTAAATTAATGGTGGATGCTGCAAGGCAGCTAAACCAAACTTGGAAAACGTGTAGTAATGGTTTGGAAATGGATAATGTTCCAAACGATGTGTATAATGCTTTGTGCGGAGTGGATGAAGCCGTAACCAATCTGATAGACAAGATTGGTGACGCCGCAAAAATTATTACATTAAGCTGTATATATAAAAACTCTTAACTTCTTGATACTCAGTGAGTTAAATTTAGTATTTTTAACTAAAATAAAGTGTGGTATATTTGCATATATCACATTTTTTTTGTACTTTTGCATATAGTAAGAGTGGTTATTTTGATTAACCACAGATTATGTTGAACCAATTAAAATTTTATAAAGATGGAAGAAATTAAGATTATCAAAAAGCATTATGAAATGGATTCATTTCATCACATGAATTTCTTTGTGAATATACAGGTGTTTTAATTAAACTTGGAGCATATGACAACACTTACTTTTCAAGAAAGTCGAGTATTAAAAGAGAGCAAGCAATATGCTCTCGATGGAGAAATAAGTATGGTATAATCAAGGAGGTCTGATATGGGAACTATATTTGTCATAGATACGTTAATATTTATCTTTATCGCAGTATTAGTTGATATAGCAAACAAACATTAATAGAATAAGCCCTCGACATCACGGTTAAGTCTTTTATATGAAAGCAATTAAAGTAGCATTATTCTTTGAAATGATGAAGAATATGATGATTCAGTACTCATGCGACGAGTTGCAGGGCACTACTTTCAGAAGTTATTTTGGTGCAGTTGGGTTAGGTGATGCACAGGAACGAAACGGTTTCTTCCTGGCAGCCTATATCACAGACAACTCAGTATCACAGGATATTTTTATGGATTGGGTAAGAATGTATCTTGATGACGCAGTTGTATATAAGTATGATTCTCCTTATCAAGAGAAGGATGTGTTAGATAAAGAATTAATGTACATAATTGAGATTAAAAATGAAGACTAGTAGCTTATATGTTTTCCGTGATGACTTCGAATATGATAAGAAGAGCGGATTTAAGACTTACGAGGAAGCTAATGATTATCGTGAGAAGTGTCAAAGAAGTTGGATCAACCACGCCGATTATGTGTTCCTTATAACAAGGGATATTAATGGATGTATTGTCAAGGAGACAAACTTAACAAAAGCAACAAAAGAAGAGAGAATTAAGCTTCTTGCAGAAGCTGGCATTCCTTTGAAATAATTTATAAACAATTAAAATATTAAAGATTATGACAACAGCAACAATTTTGAGTAAGGCTGCCGAAGATATGGTAGCAGTTCCTTCATCAATTAATGAAGACAAGTTCTTTGATTTCGAGAAAGCCAAGACTCAAGCTATCACTCTCGAACAGTTGAGTCGCACACACCGCGAGGATGATGTTTACGGAAATCCACTCCGTGGCATCTATCACTTTGACCTTTTCAATAAGGTCATTGATGAGTGTACTGAACTCGGCTATAATGTTGAGGTTTACGATATGTTTGCCGCACAGAACAGAGACCGCCAGTCGCCAGGAGTGGTTCGCCTCCCACAAGTGGAGGCGGTCAAAGGTCAGCATGCGGTAGAGGCGCATATCCTTCGTCGAGTTTATGCCAATATCCGTATCACCGATTTCGATAATGACGAGACTACGACTAATGTGGCCGTAGCCTTCCACCAGAAAGGCATTCAGATTGGATTCGGTCCGAATGTGATGATTTGTCACAATCAGTGTATGCTTTCTCCAGAACTGTATATGTCAAGCTATTCCGAAAAGGGTAAGAAGGGTTCTGGTATGGGCATAGCGGCAATGCTTGATACCTTGAAGTCGTGGCTTGTCGATGCCCGGCACATCATCGAAACTGATCGTGAGCGTATTGCCAAAATGAAGGAGACACGCATTACTGCAGAACAGATGTTCTTGCTCATTGGCTTAATGACTGCTACAAGAGTAAAAGCAGATACATCACGAAAGTCTATTCGTGAGAATATCACCTACCCTCTCAATCAGTCACAGATTACACTCTTCACAGAGGATATGCTGGAGGCTTACCACGATAAGGAGTTCGTAACTGCCTGGGATATGTATAATTCTGCTACCAACTTGTATAAGGCTAACAGAATGGACATCCCTGCCCTTTTGCCACAGAACAGGGCAATGGTGAACTTCATGAGAGACAATGGTCTGATTATTTAATTGGTTCGAAAGGAGCTTCCAAGGGTTAGTCCTTTGGTTGCTCCTTATATAGAACGTAATCTAATACTTTTCTATTTGCAGCGTCTATATTGGCAACACTCTTGTCAATATAGATAGCTGTTGTCCTGTTTCCATGGGAATGTCCCAATGCTTCGGCAATGATTTCTTCGGGTATTCCTATGGAGAAGGCTATTGTTGCCCACGTATGTCTAGCCCAATACAGAGAGATGTGTGCAAACAGAGGATTATGCTTCGTATGATATTCCTTCTGAAAATCGTGAGCTTTCTTTTTCTCGTTCCTTTCTTTAGTGACAGGGCCTATTGCCTTTAGTCCCTTGTTTGCCTTGCACACAAATTGCTTGTAGTTCCTCATGTTCTCTGAGAAATTGACTAAATTCGTCTTTCCTCTATACCTATTTATTATCTGTACGGCTTCCGGTTCCAGTCTGATGCTATACAGTCTTCCGGTCTTCTTTCGTCTATACAGCAATCTTCCATCTACTACATTCTCATCTGTACAATTAAGAATATCGGCAGGATTTATCCCGATCAAGAAGAATGTAAGCTTGAAATAGTCCAAGTACTTCTGCTGCCATGGCTGAACATTATAATTAAATAAGGTGCGTAGTTCATCTACAGAAAGAGAACGTTTTTCTGTCTGTTCCGGATTTATATCGAATGTTCTCATCGGATAATGACTGGTTATCTCATTATCGATAGCATCGTTGAAAACAGCACGTATGTTTCTGAAATGTATGTTTCTTGAGTTCTTCTTTAATCCTTGTTTTACCAACTCGGCGTCCAATCTCTTCAGCCAATCCTTTGAAATATCTTCAAAAGCATAAGTATCTACCTTGCTATCGAAATCGCGCATCTTCTTCAAAGTAGTTGCATATATTTCCCTGGTTCTTTGCGCAGAGCGACTATTCATGTATTCTATATACCTATTTATAAATAAGTCTTTCTTCTTAACATCAGGGTCTAAATAGGCCACAACCTTATTCTTTATCTGCGTTGAAGTCTGTTTAGTAAGCTCTCCCTTCATCTGCAGTTCCAATATAGCATTTTCAATCTCTACCAATTTGTTCTTGACAAATATTTCCAATCTCTGCTTGTTTGGTGCATCAACTATTCTTTGTTTCTTTACATCCCATTGTTCCTTTTTCAATTTTACACCAAGAGAAATATAAGCTGCCTGTCGCTTCTTTGTGATTGCAACTTTGAGCGGTGCAGGCTCTCCGTCCTTGACCGCTCTTGTATCTAAGTATAGTTTCGTTGTTATCAT